TACATCTTATTAGCACTCTTTATATCTGAGTGCTAAATCATAGTTCTATTGTATCACTTGGTCAGAAATAGTCAAGAAAAAAGTCTGACTTTCTCAAGATAAAAAAGCCTAAGATTGACTCAGGCTTTTCTATGCTTAAAATGGCAATTCCTCTTCTTCCAAAACCAAATCCGCCAAATCCTGACCTGCGTTATTTTCACGCATGGCACGTTGGGCACGACTTTCCAAGAGTTGGAAGCCTGTCACGAGAACTTCGGTCACATAGTTGGTCTGACCATTTTTCTCAAAGCGACGGGTACGCAACTCCCCATCAACGGAAATGAGACTGCCTTTGGTTGCGTAGCTTGCCAAGGTTTCAGCCAGTTTCCCCCAAAGAACAAGATTGACAAAGTCGGCTTCACGTTCCCCATTTTGGTCTTTGTAACGACGATTCACAGCGATCGTTGCGCGCGCTACTGACTTGTCATTGTTGGTTTTGTGCAATTCTGGTGTAGACGTCAAACGCCCAATCATGATTAGTTAGAGCAAAATACAAAAAAATATTTTCACAGTCATGCACCTTCTCTCTCCATCTCATACATCCTTACCGAGTGTAGCACGAGATCACGATACTTCCAAGTCGATACCAGGTACTCAATCACCTCTTGGTCCTCTATCTTGCATTCCATGAACAGCAACAGCTTAACCGTGTACTCATTTTTCAAAATCGGAACAGTGTAAGTCACATCTACCCAATGCTCAAAACCTAAATCTGTCTGCTCTATGCTCGCAAGTTCAATCTTCAAAATGTTCATTTTTTCTTCCTCCTTACTTATCTATTCGTAAAAAATTAAAAAAGTAGTGAAAAAATCATTACTTTTTTTGGTTTTGAAAGTACTTCAGAGCAAACAAAAAAACCGCAAGCTAGTGCCTGCGGTTACAATTCGAACAATATTTTAGAAATTTTCCTTTCTATTTTTTAAAAAATTATTTTGTAGTGATCAAGCCGTCAGGCTCGACTGTAAACTCTGGCTTATCTGCCATTGTGCCGTCTGAGTTAAGGTAGTACCAGCCTGAGCCGTCTGCTGACTTAATGAACTGTTTGGATTTCATATCGCCATCTTTTGCATCGAGATAGTACCAATGGTCCTTGTACTTAACCCAGCCAGTGGCCATGGCACCAGTTTCTTTGAAGTAATACCATTTATTGGCAATGAGTGCCCAACCAGTGGCCATTGCTCCACTTGGTAGCAAGTAATACCAGTTTCCGTCTGTGTGCTTGTGCCAAGCGTTAGCCTTCATGTAGCCGTTGCTATCGAAGTAATACCAGACATCGTCAATCTTCTGCCAGCTATTAGCAGGATAAGAACCGTCTGAGTTAACATGCCACCAGCCAGTAGCATTTTTCTTCCAGCCGATTTCGATATCATCGCCACCAAGCATTTCTTGGACGGTAGAACCAAGCGACTGATAATGCTTGATTTTAGCAATCACATATTCACGCAAGCTGTCATTATAGCCACCGTGCAATTCAAGTGAGCGTGCAGGACAAGACGTGCTTGAAAATTCATTGTGAAACTTGATATTTGAATAGTTCGGAGTATCACCGTAATAGGTCATATCTTCAGCCATTTGGCGCAATACCATGTTTTCGTTTTCAATGAAATCAGCATCGGATGCGCTCAACTGTTGACATACTTCATAGCTAAGAGAGTTCATGTTGGCATCGTAGTTAGCAGCAGACCATGAGCCGTTATACGTGTCTTCAACTCGCACAATTGCATCTCTTGTGATGTAATAATGTGCGAAACCAAGTTCAGCCTGACCATTATCATATCGTGACTGGAGCCATTCGATGTAGGCCTTTGCACTTTTTGAGCCAGCGTCATTATGTAAGACATAATATTTTGGACGTTCAGTCGGTCGGGCGCCTGAAATCCCATTAAAAATTGTATGGTTAATGATTTCTACCATTCTTACTCCCCTTTCCAAGCGGTATTCATTTGCTTAACCGCTGACTCGACAAATGTGTCGAGTTCTTTGTCACTCATGCTGATGTTATATTTGCTAAGCTCAGCACGGATTTTCGTACGGGCTTGCTCCAGCTTCTCTTCACCCTTATAGCCAGTTTCTGAAGCGACTTGCTCGACGGCATTGACCGCATTTTTGGCCAAGATTTCAACAATCTTAATTGTCTTTTCTCCGCCTTTTTGAACCAGGTAGTCTTTAACTGCTTTGACTGCTACTCCTGCCAAAATGACAAGGATGCTGATTGCTCCGTTTGTGATGATTTCAGTAATCTGTTGCATTTGTGTTTTCCTCCGCAATTTCTAAATTCAAGTATTTGTTAAATAGGGCATCGATACGCCCATTGCCTCCGAGTTTCTTGTAACTTGAGTGCATTTTATGGATAATGTCCGACTCGTGAACGCTTGTATATCCACGCTTGAGTGCGACTGTAATATCACGCTCAAGCCGTAGATACATAGTAGCTAGATGCGCTTCATCATGTACTGCTAGCTTGTTGTTGATCTCGGTTATATTTTGCTTGTTCTCCTCACCGATAGCGTGAATAGTGTTCAATTCGCCTTTCAGCTCCTTGAATTGTTCTTGGTTGAGGTGACCTGCTTTACTGGCTCGCATACCGAACCAACCAGTAGCGACAACTCCGATTGTAGGAGCAAGCTGAGTCATTGCATGTATCATTTTCTCGATTATTTCAGACCATGACATAAAATCCCCCTTAATCAATACGTGGCATGACAATGGTTAAAATGCCCTTTTGGAGCATTTCAGCAAGAGGCTGGTCTTTCCAGGTATACCCTTCAGATGGTTGCATCTGGAATTTTAGGATCGTTGGTGTCTCCTTCGGCCACTTCGGATTCGTGTCGTAAGGGTAAGGCATGGATACGATGTCATCATTCCCATAGCGTCGGTCCTTAACAAGTGGCTTGATGAATTGCGCAACTTTACTGTATGTGTTCGTTGGCATGCCCCCGTTCTGGCCAATAGCTAGAGCAATGAGAACCTCAGTAATAGCCGATACGCTATCGATGTTCTCTTTGTTCGCAGTCAAGTCTGTCTTAGCTTTTGCCAAAGATTGTACTGCTTGTTCAATCTCAGCTTGTGCCTTCGCGATTGCTGAACCTGGGTCCAACTCGGCTTTAATGATATCCAACACTGCTTGAATCAAGACATCCTCTTGCTCAGTTGTACGGTCACCTGCCAGTTCACGCATGTTCGTACTGTAACGAGTCCCATCTGACAGACGGATTTCAACCACGGTCTTGAGATTATCCCCCAAACCACGAGTATAAGGTTTGCCTGCAAGCTCATAGTTATTGATTGCCATTTGTCATTTTTCCTTTCACTTCCTCAAATTTTGCCTTGAGTTTCTCATCCGACTCAATGACCTGCTTCATTTGCTCAAGCTCCATCGCAGTTACTGTATAGAGCGCTTCGAGTGTGGCCGATTGAGTAGCCTCTTTGCCGACCTTTTCACCAAGCGACTTAATCGCTAGACTGCTGATTTGTTTGTCTGTTTCATTCATGCTGTTTTCTCCAATTTTTCTATTTTCTGATTGAGTTCTTGAATAGCCTTGATAAGATAAGGCACAAGAGCAAATGTGTTGTAAGAGTATGCGCCGTCGGGATTTTCAAAAAATGCTTCAGGAGCGAACTCCTGGACATCCTGCGCCATGATACCGCAAGAAATGTCCTCAATTCTTCCATCGTATTCTTTGCGATAGCTGTATGTCTTGAGTTGCTCGATAATATCAAGGCCTGAGACTTGGCTATCTTCGATATTTGACTTGTAGCGACGGTCTGAGATTTCTTTATTCATTGGGATCCAGTCGTAACTTGAATTTTTGCGATAGAGATACAGATAATTATTTGAAGGTTCGATTCTTGAATACTCTGATGATGAAATCCAGTAAGCCCACAATCCTGATTTCGTAACGTAGTAAATATTACCTGTTACTTGAAGATTTCCGTGAATAATCGGGTCGCTCCAGAATTCAGCACGGTTGTAACAAAACATTCGACCATCTTGTCTTACAAACCAAGCGTCATTCCCAGGGCTCCCCCAATTGTCGCCCCAATTCACCCAAAGAGCAGTTCGAGACCAATTAGTATTATTACTACCGCTGCTCATTCCGACAGAGAACTGACTCTGGCCAGTCAGCCAATAAGTCGACGGGTCTTTGTCATGCGTACCAATTTGGAATCCACCGATTTTCCCTTTGTACCCTTCGAGCAATGTTGCAGATACTACTACTGACCTCAATTTGTTGATGAAGGCTTCTTTAGCAGCGAGCGTATCTGTGAAGATATCGCTCGAGACGAACATCCGAGCCATTGCTTGGTCCATAATCAGTTTATCTGCTGTGATAGTCTTAGAACCAATAATCTCAGCGTTCAGCTTAGCAAAGTTGCCTTCACCGACGAACAATCGCTTGAAGTATCCATCAATGGCTGTGAGTTCATCAAGTAAGGTCTTACCCTTTAACCGAATTTTTTCAGCTTCAATCAATATCTGATTATTCGTCGCATTGATTTGCGAAACGATTGAACCTGCGCTTGTCAAATTTTGAACTGCCCACGAACCAGCAAGTTGATTTTGAACCGTGCGAACCGCTTCGTCAGTGTCGCTTGGCGCTTGAGTGTAATTTGACGCAATCGTTCCACGTTCGATTTTAATTAACCCATCATCGTACATCCGAGCAGAAATTTTCACGAAACGAGCTTGTTCTGGTACTGTAATTACATTCACATTATGCTGCTTACCTGAAACGATTTTGTAGGCATTCTCTCCAGAAAAACGTTCATAAATTTTTTTCTTATATCCGTCGAAAAATTGCCAAACAAACCACGCTTTTCCGTCCGGTTCATTTGCTGGAACTGTCACCCAGTGTTGAA